TCGTCTCCGGCGACACCGTCGCCGCGCCGATGGGCGCTCCCGAGCAGCAGCAGGGCAAGACCATCTCGCTCCCCACGAGCGCCTTCGCGAAGTTGAAGGCGGACGCGGCCGAGAAGGGCAAGAAGGCGGCGCTCACCGAGATGCAGGCGAAGGCCAAGGCTTTCGGCTTCGATTCGGTCGACGCGATGTTCGAGGCGTTGCAGACGGCGCGCACCAGCACGACCGTCGAAGCACCGCAGGAGACGCGGCAGGCCGCGAAGCCCACGCAGGCGCAGAAGCCGGCGCAGGCCGCCGGCAATGTCTCGTCCGAGGCGCTCCGCATCGCGAAAGAGATGGAACGAGCCCGCAAGGAGGCCGAAAAGGCGAGCCGCGAGGCTCGTCGCTACCGGCAGGAACTCGAGGAGTTTCAGGCGACCGCCGAGATGAAGGAAGTCCTCCTTCGTGCCGGCGTGCGCGAGGACGTCGACTACGCGCTCGACCTTATGCGTCGCGACATCAACGCGAAGCTGCAGACGGACCCCGAGCTTGCGTCGTACAGCACCGAAGAGTTCCTCAAGAGCCTCCGCGCGAACAAGCCGTTCCTGTTCGGAGAGTCGCGCGTTGCCGCGACGACCGGCACGGGCGGCGAAGGTCCGCAGGCGCGCCCGGCCGCGCCCGGTCAGGCCGCTGCGACCATCGCGCAAGGCGAACAGTTCGACGCTCGCAAGGCGTCATCCGAGCAGATCAAAGCGCGGCTCGCGCAGCTCGGCGTGCAGTATTCCCGCCAGTAATAGGGCTGGCGGAAGCAACTACGTTTCGGGCGGCTCGCGGAATCCCCGAAGCTCTCTCACTTCCGCACAGACTCAGGTGACACATGGCTGACTTTTCCGTCATTGCCCAGAGCGGCCAGGTCCGCGCTCTCGTGCAGGAGGGCTTGCTCGAACGCGCCTTCCACGACTCCCTCTTCCCCCGCATGCTCTTCCGGGGCGACGCCGAGCAGAAGGCTTGGACCGCCAACCTCGGCGACAGCATGTACTTCACGGGCGCCGGTCTGCTCGACATCTCGCTGAAGCCGCAGCAGGCGAACGTCGACCCGACCCCGTCCACCTACTCGAACGAGCAGTGGATCGGCCAGCTCAACAGCTACTCGGGCAGCATCGACACCAACATCCCGACCAGCGTGAACGCCATCGCTGACCTGTTCGTTCGCAACGCGCAGCAGCTCGGCCTCGCGGCGGCGAAGACGATCAACCGTCTCGCCCGCGACAAGATGTACAACGCGGCCCTCGACGGCCAGACGGTGTGCGACGGCGGCGCGTCCTCGGGCGCCTCGACCATCGCCGTGAAGCGCCTCAACGGATTCACCACGGCGCGCAACCCCGGCCTGCCCAGCGGCTCGCCGGTGCGCTTCGCTCCGGTAACGACGGGCAACCCGCTCGCCATCCTCATCAACATCGGTGGCTCGCTCGTCGCCAACACCGTCGTGGGCTACGTCCCCGGCGTCGCTGGTGACGAGATCGGACCGGGCTCGCTTATCCTCGGCACCGCGCTCTCCGGCAACGTCGCGGACCGCGCCGCTGTCCTTGCGTCGGACCGCTCCACGGTCATCCGCGCCGCGACGAACGGCGGACAGGGCATCAACTCGACGGTCGACTCCGTCGACGCCGTGTTCTCGATGACGCAGATCCGCAGCGCCGTCGCCCGCTTCCGCCAGCAGAACGTCCCCGAGTACGCCGACGGGTCGTTCCACTCGCACCTCGACCCCATCTCCGAGGCCGAGATCTACGAGAGCACCGAGTTCCAGCGCCTCAACACGTCGCTGCCCGACTACTACATGTACCGGCAGTTCGCGATTGGTCAGATGCTGGGCGTGACGTTCTTCCGCAACACGGAGTGCCCGGTCAAGGAGACCGTCATCGGCGCTGGCGACAGCAACGCGACCGAGGTCTTCACGCAGGACGATCCGTTCGCGGGCGAGATCTGGAACGCTGCGAACACCGAGATCCACCGCGTGCTGTTCAGCGGTCAGGGCGGCCTGAACGAATACTACCAGGACGTCGGGCAGTACATCACCGACGCCGGCCTCACGGGCAAGCTCGCGACGCCGAGCATCAACAACAACGGCATCGAGGTGAACAGCGACAAGATCACGCTGATCATGCGCGCGCCGCTGAACCGCCTGCAGGACCTCGTGTCGACCTCGTGGCGCTACGTCGGCGACTTCGTCGTTCGCACCGACGCCGCCGTGGGCGACAAGGCGCGGTACAAGCGCATGCTGACCGTCGAGCACAAGTAGGCTACGCTGCCACCTCTCGGGCCTCCGTCGCGATGCAGTCGACGGACGGAGGCCCACCAAGGTCGCGACTCGGCAGCCCCCAGCGGGGCGCCACACGACAGCGGCAGCAGTCGTGAGTCGCAACCGAGGCGATGCCCACCAGGTGTGGGCTAGCAGACGCCTCGCACTGTGACCCTCGGAGAGGGTCACCTACCGGCGGGGCTTCGGTCCGCGCCGGCACACGGGCAAACCCTGCGACTTCGGTCGCATGGAACCGCCCGATAACTTGGACACGACGGCTTCGGCCGTCGGGCGTCGAGGGTCGCTGGCTTTGCCAGCACCTCACATGACGTGCGGCGCAGAAGCGTTGCGGGAGCATCGGGGACAACCTCCGTCAATGGTTGGTTCGCTCCCGCGACACACACTCTGCGCCGCGTCTTTTTTTTTAGGATTCCACATGGGTCGTCCGAGGAAGCATCCGCTCGCCACGCCGGCAGACGCCGCGCAGGTCGAGCTCGCCGTCGAGTCGCCGCAGGCTGTCGAGGCCGCTCCGGTCGTCGAGGCGGCGCTCGCCGCTGTCGTCGTCGAGAAGCCGCGAGCCGGCCTCTATCGCGTGACGCGAGGCATCTGGTTCAACCAGCACGGCGCGTCGCAGTGGCTTGCGGTAGGGACTCTCATTGACGAGTCCGTCGTGGGCGCTGCCCACATCGCGGAGCTCAAGAGGCATCGGATCCCGCTCGAGGAGGTGTAGCCGTGCCGTCCCTGCTCACCGACACCGAGAAGGCGCAGATCCGACAGATCCTCGGATATCCAAACGTCTCCCGACTCACGGCGCTGATGGAGCTTTCGCCCGCGCCTCGACAGCTCTCGTTTCTGCTCGAACCTGCGATGGACGCGCTGCTCCCGCAGGCGGTCTCCATCGTGCGGCAGCTCATCTGTCAGTGCGAGGCCATTGAGTGCCAGCTCGGGCAGAGCGCCGACCGCATGCAGGCCGCCTCGGTGGGCAACCTCAAGATGCGCGCCGACGAGCAGGACGCGCTTGAGAAGCTCTACGTCCGCTTCGGTCGCCGCCTCGCCGACGTCTTGGGCGTGCCGCCGTACCCGCTCAGCGTCCGGTACATGACCGACCAGACCGTCAACCTCGGGCCGTACGCGGGCAACCTCCGCATGCGGCAGATGAACTAGCCGATGTCGTCCTGCGCCTCGAGGCCGAACCCGTACGCTCCGCTGACCTACGCGGAGATCGAGAAGTCGTTCGCGCGGAAGATGATTCCGCTCGCCGACTCGGCGCGCGCTCTCGGCGTTCGCATGGGCATCAAGACGTACGAGGTCCGCATCGTCCGCACCGCCTGGACGGGTGCCTTCCGAGGCGAGGGCGTCGAGTACGTCGTCGAGGAGCACCAGCTCACGCCGACGCCGATGCTTTCGGGCCTTGACGGCATCACGCAGGCGACGGAGAGCGTCGGGCAGGTCGAACAGGGCAACGTGACGCTGTCTGAGATCTCGGGCCGGTACACCGAGGACTTCCTGCGCGGCTTCGGGCAGGACGGCACCGCGCCGGGACCGAACGAGCAGGTCTACTACGAGGTCCGTTACCCGACCGCCGACGGCGACGGCATCCGGCGTCGCTTCTACCTTCGCGCCGGTCCCGCGTACTACGCCGACACGGCCGAGTGGAAGCTGTCGCTTGAGCGGCAGATCGAAGACCGTCCGCCGGAGCGGTACTGATGGCCGAGACCGTCCGCATTCCCGTCAAAGACCTCGGCCGCTACATGCAGGCGCTCGGGTCGTCCTTTGGGCCGGCGATTTTGCGCGGCCTGACGGGCGCTGCCGTGCGGTCGGTCGCGACCCTGTCGAACGAGACGAACCGCAAGCGTATCCGCGACACGGGCCGCTACCTCAACGGGTGGGGACATTCGCCCGCCATGCACCTCGGGCCGGTCGCCGCCTCCATCCGCGTCTACAACGACGCGCCCTACTCGGGCGTCATCGAGCTCGGCCGCCGCGCCGGTCGCAAGATGCCGTGGCTGCGAATGGTCCCGCTCGAGTCGCAGCCTATCTACATGTGGTGCATCCGGCAGCTCGGTATGACCGCTGACGAGGCCGAGAAGGCCGCCTGGGGCATTGCTGCCTCCATCGGACGCAAGGGCATCAAGGGCAAGTTCGTCCTGCGCGACGTCAAGGACAAGCTCGCGAAGGATGGCGCAAAGGAAGTATCGAAGGCGCTCGATCAGGCGATACGTCGTCTGCCGCCGCGCGGAGGCGGTCTCTGATGTCGTCGTGTCCTCCGAACCAAGCACCGCTCTCTCCGGTCATGAACGCGCCGGGACCGTTGTTCTACGGTGGCACCGACGTCACGCCGGTCCTGCGGAACAACACGCCGCCGACCATCACGAACCGCCACGAGACGGACGCTCGCACGGCGCTGACGCGCGGCCTCGCCATGTACCTGCGCGGCCTCGAGTTCGACGGTGGCGCGGGGCGTATCCTCGCCTTCGGTAACCGCGTCTTCGAGAGCTACGCCGACCCCGAGGTGCAGGCGGCGTTCCCGTCGGCGATGGTCTCGAGCGACTCGCCGGGCAACTACGACGCCTCGAGGCTTACGCCGGGCGAGCCGGTCGACCGCGTGCAGGCCGCCGAGGGAAACGCGCTTATCTCGACGAGCGAGTTCGTGCTCGACATGGTCATCGACATCTGGGCGACCGAGAACCGCTCCCGAATGGCGCTCGTCGCCGGCATGGAGCAGGCGCTGTCGCCGGTCGACTGGATGTACGGGCTCCGGCTGGACCTTCCGTTCTACTTCGGCGCTCGAGCGGGCTACGAGCTCCAGAGCGTGCAGTACATCGATAGCGAGGAGTCGGCGACCCGCCGCTACCGGCGCGCGTCGATGGTTGTTTCGGGGCGTGTCCCCGTCTACCGATTCGCGGCGAAGCCATTGGCTCGTCCGCGCTTCACACTCGACGTCACCGCGCCGGAATAGGAACGGCGCGGAAGGAGTCTCACCATGGGCGCAGGTTTCATTCAACGCTTCGGCAGCTTCCCGAGCGTGCAGCAGATACAGACCATCGAAGGCGTCGTGATCATCGACGGCGTCGGGCCGGCGCAGATCCAGGGCACCGGGACGGGCGTTGTCGGTATCGTCGGCGAGTTCGCTGACGTGTCGTACGCGGTGCAGGTCGAGGGCGGCAACGTCACCTCGTCGCCGCAGCCGGTCTTCGTGACCAGCGACGCGGATCTCGTCTCGAAGGTCGGACCGTTCGACAGCACGCTGGGCCAGTTCGGCGGCGCCTGCGGCAACGGCCTCGCCGACATTCGCGGCAAGCGGTTCGCCGGTCTCGTCGTGGCACCCATCAACCTCGCCTCGGACAAGGCCGTGCGCCTCGTGCGCGACCTGCCGACGAACGCCTCGGCGTCGAACCCCTCGCCGGTCGTCCCGATGGTCGGCGCGACCGTCGTCGCCGGTACGCTGTTCCAGGACAACGCGGCCGAGAAGCAGACGAAGTCGGCCGGCGCGGTCATCTTCTCGTCGGTCGGCGCGTACGCCTCGGGCGTCGACGGCGTGTCTGTCGCGGGCGGCTCCTCGGGCGGCCAGTTGTTCAACAGCGCGGGCGGCGCGTTCGTGACGAACGGCGTGTCGGTCGGCGACGCCATCGTCATCGGCGTGCTCGGGACCGACGCCGACGCGGGCACCTACCGCGTGCGGCAGGTTGTCTCGGAGACGCAGCTCGTCGTCGGCAAGCTCGACGGGACCAACTTCGTCTGGGCGGGCGACACGGCGCTGCCCTGGCGCATTCACGTCGCGGCGACTGCCGACTCCGGCGCGGGCTTGTTCACGACGCTGGCGCAGTTCACGGTTCCGGCGCGCCCCATTGCTGAGAGCGTCGCCGAGAGCGTCGTCCTGACGCCTGCCGTTCCTGCCGCTGCTGGGACCGCGACCTCGTGGCAGCCGCTCTCCGGCCTCGCCCTCTGCACGCAGCCCGGATCGGGCAATGGCCTGACCTACACGGCCGCCGTGCAGGCGCCGAACGCGGCGAACAGCACCGAGATCCTTGCCAAGTACGGCGAGGTGCTGGCCGCGCTCGAGAGCGACACCGACCCGGCGAACAGCATCAACATCGTCATGACGTCGCGCGCTGCGCGGCTCAACGCCTATAACCTGCGGCAGCTCGTGCAGAACCGCTCGCAGGCCGGTCTCGGCATGGTCGCCGTCGTGGCGCCGGGCCTCGCCTGCCAGACGCTCGGCGCGGCGACGTCCTCTAGCTCGGGCGCGACGATTGACCAGACCTTCGGCGTGTCTGCTCTCGACGCCGCTGGCCGCTCGGACCGCGTCATCTACACCTGGACGGGCATCCGCCAGTACAACGCCGACGCGGTGGGTATCAGCATCGCGACGGCCACGGGCAGCACGACGACCGACGGCGTGCTCGACCTGACCGCCGCCGGCCACCTGTGCAGCGTCCTCTCGCTCATCCAGCCGGAGCGCAACCCCGGCGAGTTGACCGACGTCACGACCTCGGCGCTGTCGACGGTGCTCGGGCAGCAGCGCGGCGCCCCGGTCCTGACGCGGGCCGACTACGAGGTCATGAAGTCCTTCGGCATCTGCGGCATCCGCATCGACCGCTCGAGCGGTCCGGTCTTCCAGTCGGGTATCACGACGAGCCTGACCTCGGGCCGCACGCGCATCAGCCGCCGCCGGATGGCCGACTTCATCCAGGACTCGCTCGCTCGTCAGTACAACCTGTACGTCAAGCAGCTCCTCTCCGAGAACGTGAAGACCGCGCTGATTACCGAGACCGACGGCTTCCTCGCCGGGCTGCTCGCGCGGGCGACGCCGAACCTGCAGCGCATCGCGGGCTACTCAGTCGACCCGACCGGCGGCAACACGCCGGAGCTCGAGGCGCAGGGCATTTACGTCCTCGGCGTTTCTGTCCGTCTGCTTTCCGAGATGGATAACGTGGTCCTCAACGCGAACATCGGCGAGTCGGTCGTCGTGACCGTCGTCTAGGTGCTAGAGACTGAATGACGCCGCGCCACCCGACGAGGGTGGAATAGGGCGCACGGTGACCCGACGAGGGGCCGTGCGCCCTTCGTCTTTTCGGAGGTTCCCATGCCCAGCTACCGAGTTCGTGGTCAGGAAGTCAGCGTACAGGTCGTCCAGAACGGCAAGATCGTCGCGGAGTTGACCGACGTGAAGTCGTTCGACGTCGAGTTCCAGCTCGACGTCATGACCGAGGGCTACCTCGGCGAGTTCACCGACCGCCGCGACGACATGTTCAAGGGCGTCTCGGGGAAGATCGAGTTCCACATCGAGAACAACGCGCCCTTCGACTTCATCAATGCCATCGTGCAGCGGTCGCAGTCGCGCGTGAAGGGCACGCAGTTCAACGTGCAGTCGACCATCAACCTGCCGAACGGACAGGTCAAGCGTCTGCTCGTGAACGACATCTTCTTCTCGAGCATCCCGGTGAACGTCGGGAGCCGCTCCGATTACGTCACCTACTCGCTGCCGTACGAGGCGGCGGAAGGCAAGTTCCTGTAAGACGCACGACGCACGAGGAAGCGCACGACCAGGGGTAACCACTAGCCGTCAGGGAGACGCGCAATGATTCCAGGCACCGACAGTTCGCGACCGACCTACACCTACCAGATTCCCGCCAAGCTCGCGGCCGAGGCCGAGGTCTCGAGCGTGACGCTCGTCCACCTCACGGCGGCCGAGGAGTTGCAGGCGGCGAAGCGCGCGGGCGGCACCGATGCGATGCGGCTGGCGCAGGAGCTC